ATCAGTCAATGCGACTACAGCTTTATAGTGATTATGAAGCTATGGATCATGATCCAATTATCGCAGCTGCACTTGATATTATTTCTGACGAAACAACTTCAAGAAATGAATATGGGCAAGTATTAAATATTAATTCTCAAGATGAAAATATTAGAAAAGTACTCCATAATTTATTTTATGATGTTTTAAATGTAGAATTTAACTTATCTACATGGGTTAGAAACATGTGTAAGTATGGTGATTTTTATCTTAAATTAGAAGTATCTGAAAAATTTGGTGTATATAATGTTATACCTTTATCTGTTTATGAAGTAGTAAGAGAAGAAGGAACAGACCCAGAAAATCCTTCTTATACTAGATTTACTATGGATCCTAATGGTTTAGCTTCAGGAGCTACAAATACCATTAGACGAGATCAATTTCAATTAGAAAATTACGAAGTAGCACATTTTAGATTACTTACAGATTCTAATTATCTTCCTTATGGTAGAGCTTACTTAGAACCAGCTCGTAAAGTATTTAAACAATTAATGTTAATGGAAGATGCAATGTTAATTCATCGTATAATGAGAGCACCTGAAAAAAGAACATTTTATATTAATGTAGGAGCTATACCACCAGAACAAGTAGAACAATTTATGGCTGAAACAGTCAATAAAATGAAAAAAACACCTTATATAGACCAAGCGACGGGTGATTATAATTTAAAATATAATATGCAAAACATTACTGAAGACTTTTACATACCAGTAAGAGGTAATGATAGTGCAACTCGTATTGAGACTACAAAAGGTTTAGATTATGATGGTACTGGTGATATTGAATATTTAAAAAATAAAATGATGGCTGCTCTTAAGATACCTAAACCATTTTTAGGTTATGAAGAAGGAGTAGAAGGTAAATCAACACTAGCAGGTATGGATGTTAGATTTGCTCGTACAGTTGAACGTGTTCAAAGAATTATAGAATCAGAATTAACTAAAATTGCATTAGTACATTTATATTCACAAGGATTTGATGATGAACAATTAGTTGATTTTTCTCTAGAATTAACTACACCATCAGTAATTTATGAGCAAGAAAAAGTAGAATTATTTACTGCTAAAACAACAGTAGCAGGTGATATGTTAGATAAAGGTTTATTTTCAAAAGATTGGGTTTACGAAAACGTATTTGGTTTATCACCTGATCAGTATAATGATGAAAAAGATCAACAAGTTATAGATGCTTTCCATAAATTTAGAATGGCACAAATTGAAAATGAAGGAAATGACCCAACAGAATCAGGAATGTCATATGGTACTCCTCATGATTTAGCTTCATTATATGGTAATAAAAGAGATAAATCAGTAGGACCAGCTCAAGTCCCAACAGGATACGATGAAAAAGAACCTGGTAGACCAGTAGAAAAACCAACTACATATGGTTCTGATAAAAGTAACTTTAGTAGAGATCCATTAGGTAAAGGAGGACAATCAGCTCCTAAACCAGAAAAGCCAACAGATACTAATAAAGTTTCTACATTTGAAGCAGCTAGTCTTAAAAAATCTCTTCAGAAAATTCGTAATAAGAAAAAAATCTTAAACGAAATAGATGAAGATGGACTTTTATCTGAAAAAAACATTAAGTCTTAGGAAAAAGTCTATATTTATATACAGATAAATTGCAATTTATAATGAAAGTAAAACATTCTAAGTACAAGAATACTGGAATTTTATTCGAACTCCTCACGAGGCAATTAACAGCTGATACCATAGCTGGTAATAATCCTAAGGCCTTATCAATAATTAAAAAATATTTTAGTGGTGATTCTTCTTTATTAAAAGAATATAAAATATATCATACATTTATAGGTAAAAAATTTAAAGAAGACTCAAATGCTACAATGTTAATAAACACTTTAATAGAAGCTCATGGAAGACTAAATAAAAGCCAGTTAAGAAGAGAAAAATATAATTTAATTAAAGAAATTAAAGATACATATGATATAAATGATTTCTTTAAAGCTAAAATTTCAAATTATAAAGTAATGGCATCTATTTTTAATTTACTCGAAAATAAAGATGCCTCTCCTTTATCAATAGTTAATTCAAAAGTAACATTACTTGAACACATTACAGGTAAAACATTAGAAAATAAACCTAAAAAAGATGTTGTAATGGAAGATTATGCTAAGTATGATAAAGATACCAGATTACTTACTTATAAAGTTTTACTTGAAAAATTTAACGATAAGTATAGTGGTTTAGGAGAAAACCAAAAAAACTTATTAAAAGAATATGTTAATAGCGTTACTAATAGTCCTGCTCTTAAGTCTTTTATTAATAAAGAAATTAAAACAGTTAAAAATACAATCACTGGATATTCTAAAAAAGTAGAAGATAAAGCAGTAGTTGTAAAATTAACAGAAACAAGAGACATGATTAAACCATTATGTAAAAAATCATCAGTTAATGATGATAACGTTATTAACTTGCTTAACTATTATGAATTAGTAAACGAGTTAAAAACGATTCATGGTTAGTCTTATTGACATATATAATATAAAAGAGTCTACTTTTAGTGAATTAAAAAAAGATAGGGATCCTGCAAGAGGAAATAAAGGCAAAAGTGATGCTAAAGACTATTATTTAGTACCAGGTGAACCAGACCCAGTAACAGGAGCAGTAAAATCTAAAGTAGTATATAAACGTTCTTTTGAAAGGATGGTAGCAGATTTAGAAGCAGAAGCAATTGATTTTAAAAAGCTAGCAGATGAAAACCCAGACGATATGGTATTATATAAATTATCTGAGGAATTAAAAGAGTTATTTAATAAATTTAGAACGCACGTTAGAAAAAAATATAAAAATGAGTAAAGATACTAGATTTTCAATCCATGACTGGCAAGCTAAACAACGTTTAAAAGAACAAGAACGTCCATTTTTTGCTAACCAAAAATATTATGATTTATTAAATGATTTAAGAGATGAAGGTCATTTACATAGATATGGTATTACTCAATTACAAATGCAATTTGGTTTAAGTGAAGAAGAAGCACAAAAAATATATAACCAATATAAAGAAGACCTTAAAGCAGAACAACCAGATGCATATGATTTTTACATGAAAGATTTAAATGAACACCACGCTGGTGATTACAATCCAGGCTTTTTAAAACAATCTGTAAACACATTTTTAGATAAACTAAAGAAAAAAACAAAAGAAGGTAAAGATTATAAAACAGTAGAAAAAATAATGGAAAAACATTTTTCTGCTAAAAAAGCAAACGAAGCAAGCACAACAGGTACAGGTGCTTCGGTTACAGCTGGTACAGGAGCTGCTTATGCTACACCTAAAGCATTTGGAGACGATAAAAATAAAAAGAAAAAAGGCTACATGGGCTATAAAGAAATATAAATTATGCTATTAACAGAATACAGACCATTTCACGTAGATAGACAATTAGCAGAAGCTACTTTAAAAGAAAATAGACCTTTAACAGTAAAAGGTGTAATACAAAGAGCAGAAGCTAAAAACCAAAATGGTAGAATATATCCAAGAGAAATATTAGAAAGAGAAATTAAAAAATACATTGATGGTCCTGTTAGAGAAAAAAGAGCATTAGGTGAATTAGATCACCCGGAATCCTCTGTAATTAATCTTCAAAATGTATCTCATAATGTTACAAAAATAAAAATGATGGGTGATGATGTATATGGTGAAGTAGAAATATTACCTACACCAGCAGGAAAAATACTTCAGGCATTATTTGCTTCAGGTATCACAGTTGGTATTTCTTCAAGAGGTATGGGTTCTGTAAAAGAAGGATCAGGGGGTACAGTAGAAGTACAAGATGATTTTGAATTACTTTGTTTTGATTTTGTTTCTACTCCTTCAACACATGGTGCATTTATGACTCCAGTAGGTAGAGCATTACAAGAAGGTAAAGTCATACAACAAGAATATAAATATACAAATGTAAATAATATAATCCGTGATATTATCTGCGATAATACAGGAGTGTGTAAATGTTAGTTATGAATAATTAACTGTTCATAAATGTAAAAAAAGCCACAAAATATGTGGCTTTTCCAAATTTCTGTTATATGTATCACAAACAATAAAGGTTACAAAATAATTAACTCTTATGAGAGATTAAAATAAAAATATAAAGTACTTATTAGTACTTCAACAGCACAAGAGTAGTAGTCAGCTACTCCTGTTTTCAATTAAAACAAATATTAACTAAAAAATGAATTATGAAAAATTTAATTATGACACTAGCTGTAGCAATCATGACAACGTTTGCAGCATCAGCACAATTTATAGTAGTAACTACTGTAAACACTCCTGACAGCGATTTAAACGAAGAATGGGGTACAACAAACTTTACTGATAATTTAGGTATCGGTTACTTAGTAAACGATAAATTTGTTGTTGGTTTAGTAAGAGCAGGTGAAAATGCCGAAGGTGACGAATCTTATGATTTATGGGGACGTTACTTATGGAATGAAAACCTGTATGTTTCTGTTCAAGCTCCAACAGAAGAAACTACAGACAACTTAACAGTAGGTCTTGGTTATTCTTATGATGTTTGGAAAGGGCTTCATGTTGAACCTAACTACAGTTTGGGTTTAAAAGAAGATGAAAATGGTGAAAGAGAAGGATCTTTTAACCTAGGTTTGTCTTATAAATTTTAAACTTTAGTATTAATTAAAACAAAAAAAACATGGAAAAAGTATTTTCAACAGTTAGCGGATTTTTAGGTGGTTTAGGGTCATTATTTATGGCATTTATTCCTGTAACTATCCTTTGGTTCGTATTAACAGGTGGTTCAGTATTTGGAATGGACGTAATTACTAATCTAACTTCATTAGTAAATGGGTTTGGAGAAGGTGGTTTCGTAGGATTAGTAGTACTAATTCTTATAGCTTCATTCTTTGTGAACAAAAAGTAATTTTTACATTAAAAATTCAAGAAAGGCGCCTATGGCGCCTTTTTTGGTCTCCTATCCTTTTATATATGTATGTCCAGAACATACGGACTTCTCAATAAGCCGTCCCTGACTTATATTAACCCTTTATTAAGGTTCCTAATAACCTTATTTCCCGTACAATTTATTAACGAGACTCGAAAGAGAAAAAACTTTAAACAAATGGCAAAGGACATTTTAAAAGAAGCTATCGCTGACGCTAAAGCTGTTCGTGAAGTTGCTCTTGCAAACGCAAAAGCCGCACTAGAAGAAGCTTTCACACCGAAACTTCAATCTATGCTATCAGCCAGACTTTCTGAAGATATGGACGAAGAAATGATGGATGAAGAAAAAACAGAAGAAACATACATGGATGAAGACATGGACGAAACGTACATGGACGAAGAAATGGATGAAACTGTAGGCATGGAAAAAGAAGAAAAGGAAATGGAAGAAGATCTAGATGAGGAAATTGATTTGGAAGAAATACTAAATGAATTAGAATTAGAAGAAGGCGAAGAAGCTAACGAAGAAAAAGTCGAAGAAGCTAAAGATGAGGACTTAGATGAAGCTAAAAAAGACGACAAAGATGACGTTAAAGAGGCTAAAGATGAGGATTTAGAAGAAGCTAAAGACGACGAAAAAGAAATGGAAGAAGCAGTAGGTTATCCAAACCATAGAGCAGACCAGGTACAAAAAGTTAAGCATGATGCTACTGATATAAACCAAGGTCTAAACGAAGGTGAAGAATTTGATCTAGACGCTCTTCTTGAAGAAATTAATAATTTAGAAGAAGAAAAAGAAGACAAAGACGATGTTAAAGAAGGTGATTTTGGTGAAGCCGAAGAAACTAATGAAGTTGTAGGAGCAGCAATAGCTGGTACTGCAGCGGCAATCATAATTGGTGGAACTCCTTTA